GCACGAAGTCTCTGAATTACTCCAACATTAGTTCTATTAAAGTTTAATTTTTTAAAGAAATTTGCTTCTACATCTAAACATTGTTGAAGAGTAAAATCTTTTGAATGTTCTCTTACCTGACATGGTACTAATACGTCACCACCTTGAGTAGTATATAAAATACTAATTACACCTTCATGCTGACCATCAGCAGTAGAATACTTGCCATTAGGTCTTAGAAAAACATATAAAGGACGGACTAGATCTGGATCATACTCTCCAGCAGATCTAATCATATTTCCATTAAGAAGTCTTTGAAATTCTGGATCAGTAAATAACTTCTTTACTGGTATTAATTTTATTGGAATATAACGGTCTGGATCAAAATCTTTTATTTCTTGCTTCTTAGGGGTAAATCCTAATTCTGCAGCAAGTTCTGTTAGAGGGACAAGATTGTCCTGTTCTGGATAATTCATAATAGTTTCTCTTTATTTTGCGTTGCGTGACCACCCGTAGGTTAAAGGTTAAACAACGTATGATTATTTATACTATATCATAAAACATAAAAAAAGACAACCCCGCGGGGTTGTCTTTGTAATTAAAGAAGATATAAACTTCTTACATTAGGTTCGAAACAGTTACACGTCTGTAGTAACGGTTAGCGTTAGTTGTCAACGCACCTGCGCCTTGAGTTGTACCCTCGGCGAATGGGTTAGCAACCATTCCGTACCTAGTTTTGAAACCAATTTTAGGTTGGAATGTGTTTTCTCCGACCGCACGAACCATTTGTAAAGGAACGTAGGGGCAGTAGAATAGTCCAGCATCATAAGGTGAGGAACCTTTGTATCCAGCAACATAGTACTGATTAGCAGCACTGTTAGCAGAATATGGGTCGATATACACTTTGTACTTACCTTGAAGAACACCAGCAAATGTATTGCCTGTGTCATCAACGTTAAGGTTAGCGTTAAGAGCAGGTGTATAATCGAGAACACCAGCCATGGTTAAAGCAGATGCAACGTCTGCAGAGCAGAGGATTACATTACCCTTCCCGCGACGAGTTTCCTGTGCGATAGCGTTAGCATCGCGCTCGATTTGGAAAATAAGTCCTTTGAACTTCTCAACGGACCAACGACCATTACTGTCTGTGTCTAGGTCGAATGTACCACCAGTGGCGACATTAGTTTGTGCACCAGATCTAGCAGTCTTGTAGATAGTACGAATAACTTCGCGGTTGATCTCAGCAAGAATCTCAGTAGAAAGAATGTTTGCCAATTCGGCTTCTGCATTCAATCCGTGGATTGCTTTGAGGTCTTGTGCTAGTTCTAAACTGTACTCAGCTTTTAGAGCACGGGATTTCGCTGTAACAGTTACTTTCTCGATGCTGAAAGCCATCTCGTTGAAGGCATCACCGGATGTACCGAGATCTTCAGCGTCATCTGTACGCATACCCTGACCAACTGCATATGCTTTCTGAGTAGCAGTTGTAGATGGGTTAAGTGCGCCTGGGTTGGAACCACTTTGAGAAGTAGTACCAATACCAACGGAAGCGTCACCCATACCATTGGTAAGGTCGAATCCTTCATTCTGACCAGAGAATGCAGAATCTGCTTCGTTGTAGAACGCTTCTGTACCAGTATTGTTGGTATAGCGTGAGCGCATTGCGAAAATAAGTCCTGTTGGACCATTCATCGGTTGAACACCAGCAAGATCATAAGCGATCAAGTTAGGCATTGAACGACGAATAAGGCTGATCAATACAGGGTCGAAACCTTGTAGTGCGCCTGTTGTAGCAGCACCTAGACCTGGATTGGATCCAGTAGCTGTGCTGTTTGTTGGTTGCTCAGAAAGAAATGCTCTTTCTTCCAACATTGTTTGTTCTTGGTTCTCCAGAAGAACGGCTGTTACCGCCCTACGATGTGGGTCTGAAATTTTGTCTTGACCTTCAGCATCTAGTAGGGGTGCCCATTTCTCCTGCAGAGCATCCTGATTAATAGGAGCGTGCATTTGATTTTTTACCTTTGTAAATGTTTGTTTGAAACTTTAATCTAATAATTATTTCTTAGAGAGATTGTTTACTCTGTTAAGTGTCTGAAGATACGATTCCATCACGCCGCTATTGGCTTGATACTCACCAGTTCCATTTCCTTCGGACAGATTCTCAGATGTGTCTCTAGTCTGACCAGCATTAGTTGGGAAATAAGATTCCTTAAGTGTTGCTAGTTTTTCACGATAGTTCTCTTCACTTTCAAACTCAACATTTTCCGCTAGAGAAGCAAGCTTCTCTTTCTGGGAGTCAGCAAGTCCGTCAACCACATCAGCAAAAATTACATCTGCTGTTGATTCGGCCAACCTGCGATTTAGAGCAACATTCTTTTCAATTTGCTCATTGAGTTTGGACTCCATATCATCTAGTTTATCTACCATACTATTCAATACATCATATTTTTCTTCAGGGATAGTTACATAATGATCTTCAAATAGACCTTTCATTCCTTGTAAGAATGATTCAGTCATTTCTGTTTTGAGTCCGGCTTCTGCTGCGAGTTTGTTTTCATTGAACCACTCATCAGCAACGTACTCTAAGTAAGAATCAACTCTTTCGGATAGATTCTTCTTAATACTTGCGATTTCCTCAGTGAGTTTTTCCTCCTGAGAAGCTTTGACTTCTTCAGTCAATTCGTCAACCTTCGCCTTGATAGCAGTGTGGAAAATTGTACGTGCCTTTTCTTGGAACTCTTCAGAAAGTTCTTCGCCAGCAATAAGAGCGTTAATGTCTTCTTCGACATCAATCTTATCTTCAGCGACTACTTCTTCTTCAGTAGTTTCTTCTTCGGCGACCACTTCTTTATCTGTAGTCTCTTCTTCAGCGACCACTTCTTCTTCAGTAGTGGGTTCTTCGGAAACAACCTCTTCAGATTTTTCCTCTTCTTCCTTAACACCCTTTGCGGCTTCTGCAGGCTTAGCACCTTTATTAACCACATCTTTCACTTGAGAAAGAGTAGGAGTCTTAAGTTTCGCTGAATCATCATCAGGCTTGTAGTTTTCCGGAGTAGGACCACCTAAATCTTCAATTGCACCCTGTCCAGGTGTTGAACCTTGTGGACCCTTTGGTAAAGGTTCACCTTTAGCGGCACCCTTAGTGACTACGTTTTCGTCGATTTTAGTTTCCATTTCTTGTAATTTGCTACCAACGGACATTTGTATTAGATCTTTATAATCTGTATTTATTTATAGAACTTAAAGATTTGAAAGAAAATCGTTGAATAAATCCAACTTGTGTTCTTCTAATCTTTTTTGGTCTACTAGCGTGTTAATACGCTTCTGAGTATTAGATGCGAGTTGCTCACGAAGGATACCTCCATCCCAAACCCATTCTTTACCTTCCATGATTCCCTGAACAAAAGCATCAGGAGCAGAAGGATCGGCAACGATATCAGCAGCAGTTGCTAACTGAAAATCTTCACCTACAATTTTACATCCTTGAGATTCTCTCAATGAACCAACGCCACGAGAAGAAACACCAAGTGTTACACCTTCACCAACTAAAGACTTTGCAATCTTACCCATTGGTGTATCAAGGAGTTGTGCCTTACCTCTAAAATTATTCCCCTCTCTAACAAGAGATGTAATTTTATGAGAAACGCGATCAAGGTTTACTGTTGGACCATCAGGATGACCTAATTCTCCAAGAGCACGACCTTTTGTGATAAAGGATTCATTATATCTACCAACCTCTTTAGCAAGAGTATTGATTGGATAAACTCTTCCATTACGATTCTTCATCTCACCTTGAAGGAATACTCCCTCAATATACATTTTCTTTTTAGCACCTTTTCCTTCGGTGATAAATTTAACGCTTGAAATTTCTTCTGTAATTAGTTTCATCTTCTTAATTTGTAAATCCTGCTTTTGCGCCTAACACAGCAGCATTTGCTGCAAATATGGCGAACGTTGCTTTCTTCTCAACAAATTCAACTGCATTACCTGCAAGAGTAAAAGATCCAACTACTGCTCCATCCTGCTCTTCAACAACAGTAACTAACCTAGCGGTGCCACTATTATTAATAAGTCGAACTACAGTTGCACTTCCAAAAGTAGAAGCTGTCCCTGTCGTTGTTGGACAAGCTGCCTCAGCACCTTTGATTAAAGTTCTATTCGCCATCAGTGGGTTCCTCGGTTTCTTGGTCTATTTCAGGTTCTATTTCGCTAAACATACCAGTAGCAACAGTTGGTCTTAGACCTTCAATTCTTTCAGATGATTTTGTATACAAAATTTCTTTAATTTTGTCACTAACATCCGATGCTGAATCAGCAGATGCAATCAAATCGACAATATTTTCCATAAAAAGTAACAATAGCGTTATCTGTATTTATATCTCAGCCTTTTTAGTATCTGCGCTCATCTGTTTCTGGGTAATCTGAGGAACTTCTGGTTCTTCTGGAACACCCCCTAAAGTATCCATTTCACCTTCAGCAGCTAATGGTTCTCCAGTAATAGGATCTATATCTGCAGGATCAGGAATAACTCCATCTTTAATCTCCTGTTCAATTTGTTGATCAATCTCTATAATTTCTGCTTCTGTTTGACGTAATACTTTCTTACGTGCGTATTCTGCTGAATAATATCTACCAATGTATGGTTCCATTGTAGCAAGAATACCCAATCTTTCATTCAATAATTCAGTTTCCTTTAATTCGGCAAACTGATTATCATATAAGAAATCATATTGAATATGATCAGAAAGAGACTCCCAATCTTCTGGAGCAATAATATTCTTAAGAATTAACTGTGTCCTAAGCATATCACTAAAGATATTAGCAAACCTTTTACGTAATCTACCAACAAATTTAGAGAATTTTAATTCATCTCTTAGTATTTCTGATGATCTACCTAAATTAAAACCACCATCATTTGCAATTCTAGATTCGGGAACACCTAATGCCCTATAGAGTTTCTTCTGGAAATATTCAATATCAGCAAGTTCTCCAAGGTTTTGTCCACCTGGAAGTGTTGTGATTTCAGTTCCTCTACCACCTTCTCTACGTGGTAACCAGAAATCTTCCATCATAGACATGAACTTACGATCATCTCTAACTTCACCAGTGTTAGCATTATATACAAGTTTATTTCTATAACGACTCATTACCTCTTTGAGGTATTGTTCTGCCTTAACCTTTGGTAGATTACCAACGTCAATATAAAAAATTCTTCTTTCTGGTGCTCTTGATATCCTGTAGATAACCAAACTATCCTCAATCATCCTAAGTTGATTAAGTGCTTTAATTGCCTTCTGGAGATATGATAAACAAGTACCTTTATTTCTATCAAATAAACCAGAGGTTACATAGGTAATCGAATCTTTAGCAATTTTAATTGAATGCTTTGCTCCACCAAGTGCTGAACCAGAATATGATGGTTTTGGTGTAAAAACATAATACTCTTCAATCTCAGGGAACTCCCTTTGATTCATTAACTTAGCATCTAACGGTCCTTGTATAACCGCATTTTGTTGACCCTTCTTTCTCTTTTCCTGCCTGACAAACTTCATCTTCATCGGATCAATATATCTGATCTCCTGAATACCTTGTTCTGGTCTCTTTATGTCAATTACTTTGTGGTAATATAATCTTCCATCAACATACCAATTTCTAAGAATTTCGTGGGACTTCTTATCAAAGTCCATCATTTCTTTAATACTTTTAAACTCTGATCTAATCTTCTCTTTTAGTTTATCACTAGCATTGACATTAGAAAGTTCAATTTCTATTGGGGAATCATATAGATCACTAACAATTGCTTCATTAACAACATCTTCAATAGCAGCATCACACTCAGGGTGCAATGCCATTTCTCTATATCTACGAATTAAATCGTACTCAGTTTTATAAACACCCTCTATATCAACATATTGTCCGTAGAAACCACTTGAAACATAATGATCACTCCCATCCTCAGAACTTTGAGGAATGGGAGAGACTATCGATTTCGACTTTTTCTGCGAATCGTCAATAGAGAATCCAAAGAGCTTGGCCATAGTATAAACGCTTTACCTACTATTATAGCACTATTTATCAGCTAATGCTATCGCCGCCTACGTTAGCACCAACACCTTTAATTGCTTCCCACCACTGAACTTGGAGTTCAACTGTGAATTCTTCAATAGTATCGGTAGTTTCGTAAGATAGATCAATCTGACTAATGTTTGTTGGGAATACATCGTGGAACTTATAAGTCCTTAATGTAGATCCATCGCGATCTAACTGATGCACATAAGCATCGGGTTGATATTCTGCAGGATTAGTTGTACCTGTGTTGTCAGATAATTTATTTATCTGATTCATCCACAATTCAAACGCATTACGGATAACGAAATCAACGTCATTCATAACTGTAATGGTCCAAGTATCAAATGTCCTGTCACCAGCAATCTTTAAAATCCTACCTCTGAAATTAATATCAATAGGTGCGATATTAGATGCTGGAAGAGCAGCTGCTTTAACTAAGAATCTTGACTTTTCTTTAACGTCATTATCGATACCTAAAGCATCTGGAAAAGCAAGTTCGACTTCGAATAGATTCGGTCTACCCCCACCACCTGTTAACTTGCTTTTAAATCCAGTAATAGTCCTTAGTGGTGGTCTATTAAGTTGAGTTGCCATAGTTTTTTTGTTCCTCTAAGTAAATAAGCAGAATTAAACAGTACCGACGACTTCTTCGAATGAAACACCTGTGCGTGTAGCAACAAATGTCAGACCGATGAAGTTGATCGACCTTGCAGGTTTGACGAAGATATCAGCGACAAATTCATTGTTATCTATAATCGCAGCAGTGTTATTTGTTTGATCGCAAATAACCCTAAAGTCGAATATGCCCCTCTTTGCTTGAACGTCGCG